TATACTATTATGTGTTTTACTTCCTATTCGCAGAACAAACAGATTAGTTATTCATCTGTAAATGGGCTTGTAACTTACGACAATGGTTCAGGTACGAAAGCCGATATTGGTGCAAAATTATATATTATACCATGTAAATATTTCAAACAAGATATCGAATTAAAAAATGACTCTATACAAATGGGGTATGAATCTTTGTTACAATACATCAAATGGAAAGAACTTGTTGGGCAAGAACAAGCAATAGCCAAATTAAAAGAATATGACTTTTACATTTCCGCTGAAGAACAAATTAGGAGAGAAGGTGAATTAGCTATATGTTTGGTTGATATTCTCAAATCAAATAAAGTAAAATATAGTTGTACGATTGACAATACGGGAAAATATAAAACTACAATCCCTTATGGTAATTATTATTTTATATTTAAATCCGCAAATAAAAGTGTAGATAAGTCTATACTTAATGGTCGTGGAACATATAATATTTATAAAATCGAATTATATTCTAAATATAAAGATATTAGTACATCTTTTAACGCTGACTACCATTAAATATTGAGCTAACATAATCCGGCTAATGTTTTCGCGTATAAATTATAATTAAGCTGGCTCCAAAGTCAGCCCAATTTTATTTTGTGCATTTTGCCACTCTTAGCCAAAAGTATTCAGCTTTCGAGATATTTGTTAAGCGCATCTCTCAATTTACGAATTTCATCATTTGAAGATACTATTTCGGATATTTCATCTTCACATGCGCAATCGCACATTGAAATAAGCATACCTTTTATGCCACCTCCCTTTTCTATTTTAGCATCTTTTGAGAACATTTCTATCGGGAGAAACTCGACTACCCCTCCGCTGTCAAAACTTACCGAAGCCGCAGCGTTTTTCTTTTCCCATTCCTCCACCTCACTACATGACATATAAGCCGTTTGACAATTTTCTAATTCTGGCTTCTTTTGCTCTATCATATCTAAATAGAACTGTATAGCCATTAAACCTTTCTCTGTTACCGTATTGTCTTTTGCAATAAGACCATTTACTTTGAATGTTTCTACAACGCATTCTTTGTTGCTCATAAATTCTACTAATTCCATATTGATTTATTATTTATAGTGGATAAAATTTGTATTTTCTTGCTGTAATTGGAACACGGCAGGATAGTTCCTTTTTGAATATTGTTTTCTAAGGTATGATATTAAATTATCGAAGTTGGTAATGAATCCCTCGTTGATTAAATCAGCCACCTTCTTTTCAAGCTGCCACAGTTCGCGTTGTTTGCTTTCATCACCCTGCTTGTTGCGAAGCATTTTCTCATGTGAGTTAAACACAACCCAATTCAATGCTTCCCCAACCTTTTGCATTGCTTTCGGCATAAACTCTTTAGGAACTATCTTCTGAACGGCAGAGCCAAGTTCTTTGTAAGCATCCCCGGCATCGTTTCGATAGCGAATCATTTCATCATACACAAACCGTAACACTTTGACTTCAAAAGCCGGATTTATCCACATAGCAAATTTGATAAACAGAAGCGGATTCATCCAAACTTTATCGGGTGTTTTGCCTTCTTTCGTATTTCTACCCTTAACTTTTATAAGTAGTTGATTTTCACCAATGAGCATTTTTGCTCTATGGCTTTCATCCTCTGCAAGAGCTTTCAAAAACTCTGATGTATTATCAGATTCTAAGAATTTACTCATTTGCCTTCTCGGATTCCCTTCTACATTATTCCACTGCCGAAGCAATTCAGTTCCATCAAAATAACCATCACTCGTGCGCTGAACCACAGAAAAACTATCAATGTATCGCACCATTTCTTGATTTGTTTTCATATTATAAATTTAGATTTTACTTAACAAAGATTTCTCCCTTTTACGGGAAAGTTCACGCTTGTTTTCTTCAAGTTCTTCCCAACGATTAATAATTTTGGCTCGTAAGTTTGCATCATAACCACTTGCGAGAAGCAAGCAGTCTTTTTTAGTGAGAAGATAATAAGGATCTTTTCTTTCTGCGTTATTCCCTAACTTTGTGATTTTGAACATCAATTCAAAATTGAATTTATGTTTTTCTTCCAGTTGTTCAAGGATATTGCGAATATCTCGCATTACATTTGAATGAGTTTTGCCCGTAATTTCTGCAATCTGCAAGGAGGTCATTGTTCTTTTTTTACCTTTTCCCTCATCAATAGGTATTAACTGATTAAAATTTTCCATATCTTTGCACTATAAAGTTAATGTTTTCCCCATCAGCGGCTCGGACATCTCCGCTTTTGGGGAATTATTTTGTCCGATCTTGTAGTAGGCAGGGAATCGAACCCCAATACGCCATTACTCGTACCTACTGAACCCTCCTTAGTATAATAGTCACGCTTGACATAATAGTAAAGAGAAAGGGCAAATCCCGATGAAGCCTAATGTGGTTGTCTGCCTCAAAGAGAATGCCCTATAATATTTTACTCCAGTTCATGACAACCACGTAACGAACCTAACAGCATTGTTTCCGGCGCAAATATAAAGACGATATTTTTGCCATACAACAACCTAAAAATCAAGAAAATAAATTCGGTAAACATCAGTAACAAACGGTAAGAATCGGTAAATAAAAACAGTTACATTTACTCTAAAATTTAGACACAATATAAATAATGCGCGTATCTACCGTATTGTGACGAGATGTTGGTTGTCATTTATGATACCGTTCCAATAATTTAGAAATATAAAAGGCTGTAAATAAAGATATTGCAGAACGTGTGTTAGTCCACATTCATTTTATATCTTACCATGACATTGCCATCGGCTTCAACTTTACAGTTTTTGCCATGAACATATACATAAACTTTAGCCATATCGCTTTGCCTTACATGTAGTATAGCCCGATCATATACACTCACAAAAACTTTGGCACAATCCTCCACTTCAAGAGTCAATTCACTATCATGCCGCAAATGGAGAGTAGCGGCTGTAAATTTGCTGAAAGAAAATTTGCCTGAACATTTACCGTTCAGCACATATACACCGTTGTCACCTCCGGTCACTGGTTCATCAACAAAAATATGGTTTTGATGAAGCAGACTCCGGTCAAAATTACCTTTTATATATTCCACTGTCGGATAATCGTGCTCAATACAAAAATCAATGCCTCGTATATACATTTCAATTAGTTCTTGCTGGCTTTTATTGTTTTGCCAGTCACCTTGCCATTGTGTGCAGAGGCCATACGATACGGCATGACCTCTCAATTCACTATTCAATCTGTTCATAATCATACATTAAACTTGTTTACACCGTTTATATTCCTATGCAGTATATCTCTGATCTCTTCCACAAATTCCACATTCTTTGCTGTATTTATCTGTATCATTGTCAGTTGTCGCAATTGTGCTTGTGCTATTACATTATAGGCCGGGAACAATTCTTCAACCAATCTGCGTACATACTCCCGTTTGACACTCACGTCAGCCCGGATTGCATTTATATAAGAAGCCAAAAGGTTAGCGGTATTTTCAGTAACATTCTGTATGCCTTTAGATAACCCACTTCCATTTTCTTCTTCCTCTTCTTTCATGCTGATACCATATTTCTTTTCCATATAGTTGTTCAGCTTGTCAAGCATGGAATAGTAATCATCGGTTTTCTCACTCACTCCCATTAGATAGTCCGCAATACTTTCCAACTCCCTTTCGTCAAGGGAGAAATCCTTGCCGAAATAACCACTCATTCCATCCTCACCGAAAAGCATCTTCTGAAGCTGTTGCATGGCCGGTTCCAAAATACTTATTTTGAGAATGGAGTTCATGACATCACCCATAATGTCGGCAACCTTATTTTTGAAAGCTTCGGCACCATCCTCGCCTTTCTGCCATGCCTCATACAAGGCATCTCCCAACTGCGAAGCCCAGTCTTTCAAATTAATGCCATAGAGAGATTCAGCCGTTTCCTCGGCAAAATCCTTTATTTGCTGTTTCATCTCCGCAATCTGATTCTCATAATCAGCTACCTTGCTATCATCCGTCTTCTTTTTATCAATTTCAGCTTGCCGTTGTTTCTCCAACTCTGAAAGTTGTTCTTGCATCAAGGCACGTTGATACCCGTATGCACCACCTTCATCGTATGCCGAAACACGTTTTTGAAGTTTTTCCGCTTCCTGCTTATATTTCTGCAAAGACATCAAATCGAAGATGTTGATCTTTCCCTTATTGCGTATTGCCTCAATCTGATTATTTAATTGATTCAACCGGGTACGGTCATTTTCTGCATCTACAAGTTTTAGTTCCGTGCCACTGCCCAAGAAACGTTCAAGAATACCGTCAATTTGTTCGTATATATATTGCAACTGTTGAGCACGAAGTTTACTCTTTTCAATAGCCTTATCGAGTTTCTTATCATGCGCTTGTGCTATCTTCCCAATCCAGTTTACAGCTTCACCGGCAGCGGCAGCAATACCACCAACTATTCCACCTTTGGCAAATCCCTGCCCGATATTGCTTATAGAAGACATGGCATCCTGCACATTGCCCATCGTGTCGGCCATGCCCTCATTGCCCAAAGCATCGAACATGGAGGACATTTGCCCTGCAAAATTGCCGACAAGATCAGCGCTTTCAGCGGCACTTTCTCCTATGGCTGCAATCTTTTCTATGGTACCTTTTTCATCTTTATCTCCACTGGAGAATAAAGAACGAACATTTTTTATGAGAGTGGCAAACGGATTCTTCTGTAATCCGGCCTTATACAAGTCTTGTATGGCTTTCTTTAACTTCTCAATTTGAGAATATTCTCCTGAAACATCAATCCTTTTACCATTCTCATCCAAATACCAAGAAGTAAAAGCAGTTGGCTTTCCATTCTTATTTTTAGTTACAGAAGCATTATCAATAATCTGTTGAGCATAATCGGATGCTTGCTGTATTTGTCCGTATGATTTATAGGTTTGATCTCCAAATATCTGTTCCCATACCGGAAGAAGTTCAAGTAGCTGTCCCCTTAGCTTTGCAAGTTCCTCCTTATATTCAGTGAAAAGAGCTTTTTGTCCGGGAGTCATACCTTCAACATTACCAATAAGTTCATTATTTTCACCAATGAAGGTGCCAGTTAAGGGAGCATATTTCTCGCTTAAATCCCGTATCTTTTCAGCGATAGATTTGTATTTGTTGAGGGCAGTAACTTCTTTCAGCTTTACTTCCAAGCTATCTTTTTCAATAGCATCTTTGGCTTCTTTCCATGCACTGAAAAACTGTTTATACAAAACACTGTCTTTACCTCCAAGTGATTCTGTGGCCTTTTGCTCGGTGAAAGTCAAAGGTATATATACCCCTTTATCCTTCATTTTCTTAGTCACCTTTTCAGCCAATTCCTCGGATTTCTTCTCATATCCAGACAATGCTCCGAAAGCGTATAAAGAAGCATCCTTCTTACTTGCCCCGGCATTGATAAGTTGTTTGTATATATCCCATTTCTTTGAAACATCAGATACGTACCTTTCAAGTTCTTTTGTAACCTTATCCGAAGCTTCTTTCATAGCATTGGCATCAATATCCAAAAGGACTTTCCGTATAGAAACTTTCAATTCTCTACGCTCTTTGGTCTTATCGTCAAGCTGGTTAAGAATCTTATTCAATTCATCCCGATAATTGCCAATATTCACAGGTTCTTTACCTTTGAATAAGGAGTCAAAAATACCCGATCCTTTAACCTTATTGGCAGCTTCTCTCTTTCCAACAATGTCAATCCACTTCTTATATTCAGAATATGCCTCCTTTAGTAAGTTTACCCGTTCTTTCAATCTTTCGGCGAAGGCATCCTTTTTGCTCTTATCCTTACTTGGATCAGTGAGAGAAAAACCGATTTCTTTGGCTCCTTTCTCGCCGGCTTGCATTATGTCGAAAGCCTTTTTATAATCTGATACAATTTGCTTCTGCCAATCAGGAATCTTTGATAAGTCAATGGTTCCAATACCTGATAAATCTATTCCAGCCTTAATCAATATCGGCTTCAATTGATTTGTTGTCTCTTTCGCTTCCTTGTACGCTTTTTGTATTCCTTCAATGATTTTCTCTGAATCTGTGGAAACCTTTATTTGGGCTTCAAATTGCCCATCTGTAGCTTCATTGAACTTTTTCTGCAAATCAGAAAAACTTTGACTGGTTTCTGTATATTCAGCATTAATCTTGATATTAAACTCTTCTTCAAGAGTCTTCTCGTTAAAGAAGTCTCGCATATATTTCGGCATCTTCTCGAACGTATCAAAGAAAGAACTTATATCCAAACCGATAGCTATTTTCTGCGCATCACTCAAATTGTCCAAATCCCAGCCGGCAGCTTCCAGTCTCGACTTGTACCCAGATAGGAAGTCCTTCATATCCGGCAATACATCTTCCATATAAATACGCTTAGAATTTTTCCACGCTTTCCGCAATTGAAAAATATCATCTCTATATCCTCCAGTGAAAGGCAACTCATTATTCAGGCTGGCCAACGCTTTAGGGTATTCTTTGAGAATGGAAAGCTGCTCTTTCAACGGTTTGCCCGAAGCTGCTTTAGCAAAATCATCATGTTTGGTTATAACTTTCTGCATGGCGGTAGAATACTCGATATAGCTGCCTGACATGCGACCAATAATCTTATTTACCCGTTCCTCCGCTTTGATGTAGTCATTGATATTACCAAGAAAGCTGTCATCAAAATAACCGTCAGTCGCTTCATTGGCATGTTCAGACGCACCTTTTATGTCATTAAGCAGTCTATAAGCCTCTTTTGTATCATTCAAAGCATTCCGAAGCAATATATATTGTTCTGCAAGACTTTTAACTGTATTTCCTTCATCATCAGTCTTAAACGTTTCATTAAAAGTGTCTGCCCAAACCGGGGAATAATCCTTTAATGCTGTTTTCATTTCTTCAATGGAAGAAATCAGTGAGGCATCATTCGCCTTAAAAGGATCAACATCAGCAAATTTTTGAGCTTCTTTCGTTAGGTTCTTGAAACCGTCTTGTGCTCTTGTTGTCAACTCGGAAATACGCTCGTTCATCTCGTCAGCCTTTTGCCCGGACTTATACCATAATTCAGCAATAGCAGTAAGCCCAGTAAACAAAAGCATGTATGGATTAAAAAGCAAACCTTTTAATGCAACTCCTACTTGTTTTATACCATAACCCAATGAGATCATGGCTACACGCCATTTACTTGTTGAAAGTGCAGCCGACATTTCAGCACGAGATATACCAAGTAGCTGCACAATATGACCGGCTTGTCCTGATTTCAATTTTCCAAGTGCCATTAACCGCAAGGCATACTCCTTAGTTAAAGCTCCACTACTTGCCAACGCTTTCCAATCTGCGGTTGTCATAGTATTACTTGAAGCTATAAGTCCTTTTTCCGCATTAGTAAGTGTACGATAACTGGATGCGACAACAAGATTGGCTGCTGCCTTTTGCTTGGCAGCAAGCGTACTTTTTATAAGAGCCGCACTTTCATTCCCAATCAAGCGGTTTGCGCCAAATGTAGCTACCTTATATACTCCAAAGGCTCCAACGGCAGCTTCGATAGCCGGTACAACTTCTTTCCAATTTTGTGCAAGGGTGGTAAGGCTTTCGGCAGTCCATTTCAATGTACTACCCATTGACTCCGCAATATCACCAAGCATAATGTCAATCGCATCAGCCAAGTTCTTCCATTTGGACTTAACTGATTCTGAAAGAACTTCCTGCATGTTATTAAACATGCCACCATCATCCGTAAGTTCCCAAAGAACATCTTTTACATCCTCAAACGTAACCTTCTTTTTCGAGATCATATCAAGCACTTCACCGGCACTGACAATGCGGCCTTCCAACTTGCTGAATCGCTCGGCCAGTTTATCCACCATAGGAATGTTCGCTTCCGTCAATTGTCGTAATTCCGTTCCTTTCAAGAATTTAGCAGCCTTTATCTGACCGTAGGCCAATATGATACGCCCCATATCAACACCTACACCGGCTGATATATCAGCCAGCCTTTTCATGGTATCATACAATTCATTGTATGGTATAGAATATGCGGAAAGTTGCTTGGCATACTGATTCAAATCCATAATCCCGAATGGAGAAGCAACAGCCAGTTTCTTAATTTGATTGAATATGGTTGTAGCTTTGCCTTCATCTTGCAGAATAGAGGCCATTGCAATTTTCTGATTTTCCAACTCACCACCAATATCAACCACTGCACGCAAAAAGTTCTGTGCTGCATAAATGGAGTATAGCCCCAAAAATTCATTTCTTAATTGTCCGACAATACTCAATTGACTGTTCATTGCTCCATTCATATTGAGAGTGGCTGTCATGTGCCGTCTTGCTGCATTGGCTGATCTCTCACGGGCATTAGCCAAATCCAGTTCCGCTTTGGCGGCACGGGCGGCTCTTTGTCGCGCAAGCTCACGTGCGGCTGCGGCAGAAGCTTCCGCTTTGGTTTGAATGGCTGCGGCTTTGGCGGCGCGTAAATCACTTGCTGTAAAGTTTGTATTCAACCCGGCGGCTTGCAAGGCGGCACGAACAGCTTGTGTGGTACTGGCCTTATCCACTACCACATTGATCTTAAACTTCTCACTTTGAAGCAAAGTCTTCATATCACCAACCAACTTCTTCTTGTCAAAACCCACATCAAGTTTTGCCTGCAAGTCTTTGGTGATTTCCGCTTTCAATTTTTTACGTTGTTCCGCTGTCTTATCACGGAATAAAATATCGAAGTAAAGGTTTCCAAGATCAGCCATATATTATTGTGTTTGTATTACTTATAATCATTGATATTAATTGCTGTTTCTCCATTGCCATACTTGTCTTTCCAGCGTTTGGCAGCATCCTCTATATCACTTACGGAAGGGGATTTGAAGTTTTTTGTATCGTGTTTCTTTCCCTTGCTGTCTTTGTCACAATCTGTAACCACAATAGACACATCCATTGCCAACAATTCAATTTGTGCATTTGTAAGTACCCAATAAATACCAAACAAAGGTTTACTTATTGGAATCCCAAATAGTCTCAAAGGCTCTGTCAACCACGGATAGGACTTGCCTATTTCCCACGTTTGTCCGTAGCTGGTTCGTGAAGGATATGCTCTGCTTCCTCTTTTGTCATTGTCATCATCGTGTCCTTCATCGCGGTCAGATATATGGTAGCTGTCAAGTAGTCTTCCACTGGAATTTTTTTTTTGCCGACAGCTATAACCTTCATCAGCTCATGATCTCCATATTGTTTGATATAAAAGAACCAACGCCACAAAAAGGGATAGAGGAACTTGATTTTCCAATATCCATTCAAAATGATAGCGGCTGCACATTGGCAGCTGATCTTATCATCATTCCCTGATTTCTGCATCGTACTGGTGAATTTGCGTATAGTCCCTCTTTTCAGCCACGAAATGCCATATTTCTTTCCTCGGACTTCCACATAATCCACACTGTCTTCCATCACATCATTCAATAATTTTTCATCCTCCGATTTAGGAAGTGTTATATTGTTTTCTTTTGTCATACTTTATTGTGTTTTATACGAAAAAAAAGGTGGTGGCCGGTATCAAGTAGCTCACCACCTTTTCGCTGATATGAATTTTGCAAAGTGTTATATCCTAAACTTTTTAGTCGGATGCTTTTTTACGTAAAATGTAAATAGAGGCCCCCTTAGCATCATTCAACGGAGAAACAGATACATTAAAGTACCCCGGCTTGTCCTGCTCGCTGACGAGGTTGCTATACCCCTCGATATTCGGTAAGAACAAGGCTGTTTGACGGTCTTCACTACGCATGAAGAGTCCTCCGGTTACTTTCTTCGGTTCAATATTGTAACCTTCACCTTCATAAGTCTCACCATCAATCGTAGTAGTCATAGTCACTGTTTCCGCTTTCTTGTTCAGTAACAAGTCATTGATTTTTCCTGCCACGGAAGGTACTTGAAACTGAATATCGGAATCTCCGGCATTAGCAACGGAAGTCCAAGTGGCACCGGTTGTCAACTTGATCTTGGAAACATCGGCAGCTCCGGTATCAAATGTAACTCCATCAGAGAGTACCGGTAGCTCCATATCAAAAGCCGCTAAAGTTGCGAGGTCACTATTGACTTTGGACACATAATAAACCTCCTTCATTTGATTAAAGAGCACCTTTAACTCTTCCAGTTTGGTAGTAATAGAAATCTCTGCCATAATCGTATTTTTTTAAGTTTGTGTCATTTGTTTATTATTAGCTTCGCTTGTATAATTAAAGAATGAAAACCGAGTCCGTCATTTCCTCCGGGAAGTAATCGTGGACTTACAGCTGAAAACAATTCCGTCACTATTGGAAATTTTGAAACCACTTCCATTTGCATTTCATCCAAACGGACTGTATTCTCAATACCGTTTGAGCGATCATGCGCAAAGACGTTTATCTGACAGTAAGTGTCTTGGTAGGTACTTCCTTTATCTTGGATAGTTTGTGGCAGCCGGATAACAACAAAGTCCTTCATTGCCTTTTGTTCAGCAGCCGGACGATCTGTTATAAAAACTTTTTCACTAATGCCGGTTACTGCATCAGCGATTTGTTTTAATATATCCATACGTCTATAAACTATCCGTCCCATTATCTCATTGGTTTAAAGTTCTTGAACAATGTGTTTTGTGCCCTTTGAAATGTTCCGGTCAGAACATCTGCATTCAACACATTCTCCAAATAGGTTGAATATTCAGTACCCGTACACATTACTATCTCAAACCCTTTACGTGATTCTGACTTATATTTTTTCAAGAAATCAAAGGAGAATGCTTCACCATACCCCTTATCAGTTTCCACCGTTCCGGTAAAACGTCTGCTCTGATTATCATAACTGACACCTACAAATGTTTCACCTTTAGTCAGCTTCACTCTCACCGGCTGTTTCATTGAATCACCACTACAAACGAAATAGGAAAATCTACCGTCCATGAATAATCCGCACGCATAACTGGTTATTGTATTACCCGTAAGATTCCGAAAGCCGGACTTATTATCAAGTGCATCTTGGATAAGGTCTTCACAACATTTAATCAAGACATCAAAGATATATCCTGAAACAAGTTCCTTTGCTTTTTTCATTCCTTCGTCAAACAATATGTCATTACTCCGGTTATCCATAGGTTAATTCTTTGCAAGATTGAAATACACAGTTGTTCCCAAATTTCCAGCATAGCTATCAGTAACCATACATTGAGTGAAAGTGCCTTGTCTGTCCGTAACATCTATCAAATCACCGGCCAATATTCCTTCAACAATTTCGGGAAGGCTCAACAGATAATCGCTTTTTATCACATTATCAGTTTTGAATGTTCTCAAATTTGTACTACCTTCCTTTCGGCATATACCTTCATACAAGATCACTTTCTTACCATCACTGAAAGAATCCTCACCTATAATTCGGTAAACAGTACATTTGTGCGGATGCCGTGGATTGTTCACTTTCATACTCAAAAATTGACAATTCTGATTTTACTACCCTTTACAACTTCTTCATCCCATTTTTCATACAGTTCTTTCGCCATTTCACGTAGTTGTCGCTTGTCGTATGCGCTGGTCTGCCAACCCCCTTCCTTATGCTTCCATCCCCCGTCACTGTCTTCGGTATCATTCTTACTGCTTGGAGTGCTTGCACACCACATGTAAATATCGGCAGTGGCAAGATCAAGCTGTCTTTCAGTCAGTTCACTTACCATTGTTCCAAAAGCGATTTTCCGCTTGACAAGAACCCTTTTGAGGGCGTTATCCGCTATTTCATAAGCGGTTGCGCCACTCAAAAAGTCCTCAATGGTCATATCTTCCGTATGAAAAAGTTCCTCACTCATTCTTGCATGAAGTTAAGACTTACACGGTCACAGTAGAGATAAACATATACTGCGGCATTCTCGGTACACACATTTGGGCAGCTTCACTTTCAATATAAATTGAATGAGTTTCAGGATTGGCTCTCTGTGTCAGTTTCAAACGTCCACCGTCATAAGAAGCAACCTTGTTAGCCTCGTAACCCAAAGTCAAAGGTTCCACACCTTGAATGGTACCGATCTGACCTACCGGTATGAATGCAATGTTGGTAGCCTTGAAATTTTCCACTTGTTCAGTGATAAGATCAGGCTGTCCGTCCGTATCCTTACCGGGTTTATCAACAAAAGCATAGCTGTCACGTGGTACGATTTCATCCACCTTAACCAATTTCTTGAAAATGGCTTTCAGCCGGTCTTCATCTTCATTCTGTGCATTGGCAATAACTGTACTATCATCCGTAACAGTCGGATAGAGGGAATGACCGATACGTTTAAGAACTGCGGTATGAGTCATTAAATCATCCCACAAGTCCTGCGCCAGTTCCATCCTAATCTTGCCTAAATAATGATATTTACGGCGAATCTCTTTCACTCTGTTCTTTATATCCATAATCGGATCAGAGGCAGAGCCTTGATTTGCCGGAATATGTTCATCCTTAATCCACCAACGGCTTGTACCGGTCAATACTTGATAATGGTTTTCAGGGATATTAAAATCAATAGTGATACCTTTCAAGCCACGTGGGTTGTTATCAGTATCAATAGTGAACTTACCCGTGGAAACAATTCTCATTCGCTGGTGAGTAAGCGCATTGTAATACGATCCGATAAGACCGTCAGCACTTTCATCAAGCAAGCCCAAGAATACATTCTGCATCTCTTCCGTCAATGCGGACATGCCTACCCGTTGCAACAGTTGTAATTGTTGTCTTACAGTCACACGGTTCAAACGATAGAACTTCTTTTGAGTCGGGATGTTACCCGTCCGTCCTTCGAGTTCTCCCAATGCAGCTTCATAGCCCGGACTTTCCGGATCAACGTAAGCTGGCAGCGTTTTAACGCCGAGGCTCGTAATAAGCTGGGAGAAAGTATAATCCAACTTGGTTGCTTCAAATTCAAAACCATCAATTTGGAGAAGGTCATACTTCTCCTTGTAACGGTCAATAAATTCTTGCCAAGTGTCCCCACCAAGCCCATATTCGATAACCTTGTACAAATCAATAGGAAGTGTATTCATACAATTGTCGTGTTTTAAATGTTATTTTCAAATTCTTCTACTGCACCCATACAATTTGAGGAAGTGTAGTAATCTTTTGCAGGATAGCAACCACTTTTTCGTCAAACATGTACTGATAAATCTCTCCGGCATAGACTACTGTCCCACTGGCCTTCGTGTTTTCACTGGCTACAAGAACATCTTCTTGCAAATAGCCATTAATACCAAGAGTGGTAATATCTGATTCAGCCGCCTTAATCTGTTCGTCCGTATAGGCTTTAAAAGTCTTGCCTGAAAGATCAAACTTCACTGCTGTACCGGCAGGAATCTTGCCAACCGCAACCCAATCGGAAATGTTACTCACCATACCACCGCCCGGATAACGGTGACGGATTTCACGCCACACTTTACGGGCATGTCCGTATTTCACAGTGTTCACATCAAACGTGTTACCCATTGTTCCCATACATTTACTGTTTTAGAGTTAATAATTTCAATTCTTCTTCCAGCCTTCCTTCTTGCCTTTACGTTCAAAGTATCTGCTGGCTGCATTGTGTTGTGTTCCACCTGAACCGTCAGAAGTTCTTGGGGCAGTGCCATATCCCCTGCACGCTTTATATTCTGCATCATATTTCGGCAGAAATTCAGTAACCAGTTCATCCACAGTTTTCTTGGTATCGAAAGTTACCCCTTGTAAGGTCTTGCTCAACACATAATCATCATTCGCTTGCTTGGCCTTCATTGCAGCCGTAACTTTCTTTAGCAGGTCAGCTTGAACCTTTTTGCTGTCTTCTGCATCTAAACGTGCTTCTAATTCTTTCAGCTTCTTCTCCAGTTCATCATCGTTTTTCGGTGGTACCGGTGGAGTTGGAGGTGTCGGGGGAGTCGGTTGGGGCTTATAGTTTTTCTTAAAGTCCTCAACTTTGGTTGCGACATCGTGGTTGTATTGCCCTTGCATCCCTTTCAGAAAACCCACTGCTTTGTTCCAATAAGCCTCGTCAGGCTCCGAACCTTCGGCTATGGGATTAAGTTCTATATACGTCTGTAATGTCTGCGGTGAAAAACTGGTTTCTCCAAGTTTCTCGCTTAATGTGGATAAGATTTTTTCTTGTTCCATCGTGTTTATTTTGTGTTTATGTTGAATAAAAAAAGAGTCAGACAATGCTTTTTGCATCAATCTGACTCTTTGGTCTTATTTTTCATTTAATAGTGGGCAGTATTGGACTCGAACCAATGAAGACGAAAGCCAATAGATTTACAGTCTATCCCGTTTGCCACTTCGGTAACTACCCGTTTTGCGGAAGCAGAAGGATTCAAACCTCCGAAGCCTTTCAGCTTGCCTCTTTAGCAAAGAGGTGGTATCGTTCACTCACCCATACTTCCAATATGCGGCCTACAAGACATCTCTGTGAAACCACCGCATTTCCCTTGTACTTCGGACGTTATTCATTTTGTGTAGCGTATCAGAGAATCGAACTCTGGTTTCCACCGTGAAAAGGTGACGACCTAACCGTTAGTCGAATACGCCATTTGTTGAGATACAAGGATTTGAACCTTGAATAGCAGAACCAAAATCTGCTGTGTTGCCATTACACCATATCTCAATATGCGCGAAGAGAAGGACTCGAACCCCCGACAATCAGGTTTGGAATCTGACGTTCTTCCAACTGAACTATCTCCGCTTCATTGCGCCCGGTGATAGAATCGAACTACCAACCTTTACATTAACAGTGTATTGCTCTACCTATTGAGCTAACCGGACAATATACCTATACTCACCTGACCTGCGATACCCCCATTATGGCGTACCTGTGGGAATCGAACCACACCGTATAGGTTTTGTGGAAAGAGATGAAATCGAATCACCTTAACCGGATTTTCAGTCCGGCGCATACACCACGTCTGCCATCTTTCCATATTCTCCCTTTATCCCCATACGCCGCATCGAAGGGAGAAACAATGCAGCAACTCCAACTATTGTTGCGGAGATTCGACTCGAACGAATGACCTTTGGGCTATGATCCCAACGAGCTACCAGCTGCTCCACTCCGCGATATTATCCTGAAAACTACTTTGTACCTACAATATCCACATTTATGTAGCTCTTGCATCTACGACACTTCACTCTCAATATAACAACACCATTGACATAGCTTATATCAGTTAGTTTCTGACCGCATATCGGACATAAAACTATCTTGTTGTATATTTCCCTTTGATCTGCATCTTTATCCGCACTAACTTTTATCATACTCCATGTTTTCGTTGCAAATATATGTACTGGATTTCTTTTCTCAAAACATTTTTGATATTATTTTCTATTAAAATGTAGAAAATAATACTCTTTATGCGTATTTTTGTACTGTAATATTAGAATCAGAGCTTATAGGCCGGTCTCCACATGTGTAATGTGAGGATCGGTTTTCTTTTTATGGAGAAATATAGTGGAATAAAAACGGTTAATGCCAGTTTGGTGCTTGATTATGAATATATCCAAATGTTAAGGGACGCGGATAGGAAAATTCCTAATCCGAATAAGATAATCGCACAAGGTGGAGGGCAGGAAAACATGCTCTCCACCCCGGCTGATATTACCATCTGTGGGGGATGCCGTGGGGGAAGTAAAACTTTTACTCTTCTTATGGAAACATTGAAAGATATAAAAAATAAAAACTTCCGTTCTGTTCTTCTCCGGCATGAGATAGACGATCTCTCTGATATGGTAGAAACATCATCCACCTTATATGATGATTTTGGGGAATACAACAAGTCCAAAAACGACATGCGTTGGAATTTCTATAAAGGTGGATTTTTAAAATTCAGCTATCATGCTGACACACTTGACGATTTCAAAAAGCGTTTTCAAGGTAAACAGTTCGCATATATAGGTGTGGATGAAATAACCCACATGGAATATCTCAAATTCAAATACCTTATCACTTGTAACCGTAACGCCTTTCATATCCGTAACCGCTTTATTGGAACATGTAACCCTGATCCTGACAGCTGGGTTGCAAAATTCATTGACTGGTGGATCGGAGAAGACGGTCTTCCAATCCCGGAACGTGATGGTAGAGTCCGATATTGCTTTATGGACGGGGACAATGTTTCAGGTATATATTGGGGAAATACCCGTGAGGAAGTATATGAGCAATGCAAGGATATTATACACGCCTACTGGAAGCCGGAGTATGAGCAATATGGTACACCACAAGAACTGTTTATCAAGTCAGTTACTTTTATTGAAGCAAAACTTTCCGATAATGTAAAACTGATGTCTTCTGATCCAACTTATTTGGCTAACCTTGTTAACCAGTCAGACGAACAACGCGCACGCGATCTTGACGGTAACTGGAAATACAAAGCTGCCGGAGATGATATAATAAAGCTGACTCACATGGAAGCCTTATACCGCAATTCCATGCAGATAGGTGATGGAATACGCCGGGTATCGTGTGATGCGGCATTTGAGGGTGGCGACAGTCTTGTCATGTGGCTGTGGGAAGGATGGCATATAAGAGACATATTTGTTTGCAAACTTGACAGCAAGAAAACAGTCGATACCGTAAAAGCAATGCTGGAAGAATGGCATGTAAGGGAAGAATGCTTCACCTATGACCTTAACGGACTCGGACAAATATTCAAAGGTTTTTTCCCGAATGCAATCCCATTCAACAACAAAGAAGCCGTGGAAGAGAAATTCAAATACATCTATGCGAATTTAAAATCACAAGCGGCATATCTGTTCGCACAAAAAATTATCAACCGGGAGATTTCCATTGAACCGACTCTTCTTGAACGCAAGTTCTCCGGCAAAGGGTTTGAGAAAGTTCCCCTTAGACAGATTCTCGACAAGGAAAGGAAAGCGATACGAAAGGATGAAGACAGTGAAGAGAAAGGCTGGACTATTATCAAGAAGATTATAATGAAAAAATTAGTAGGCCATTCTCCCGACTTCATAGAAGCATTGCTTATGCGAATGATTTTTGAAATTAAACATAAACGCAAACACATAAAAGGTTTAGGATTAATATGATAGCAGAGATTCTTACAAAAAAGCCTTTTGCAAGGGTTACTCCCGAAGGTTACTTGCAAGGCAGGATTACGAGCGATTTAAGAAACGCATCGTTCACAAACAATAGTGAGAGGCTGACATGGCAACTCATTTCGCAGGCTGATTTTATCCGTGAGTTTTATCCTTCAGGGCACAAGATCAATTCGGAATTGTTTTACCCGGATAGATTGAAATATGACGAAGAGAAGAAACGGTTCTTCCGAGAAAAAGTGTTCCGTGCCTCTTTTCCCTTTCAGATGATAATCACTATTCAACAGCTTGTACATCTATGTGGCAATGACATTCATCATGAGCTGACCGATACCAAAGTCGATGATAGTTCACGGGAAATATTTCTCGAATTTCAAAAAGGATGGCTGGATAAGAATATGGAAATTGCATTTTACGAATATGCCAAAAGTGTAAAAATAACGGGAGATGCAGCAATCGTATTCTATATGAATGAAGGTAAGGTATTCACCAAGAATCTCTCCTATTTTGATGGTGACACTCTTTATCCTCACTACGACTCCATAACCGGTCAAATGACACTGTTTGCCCGACGATACAGTGACTATGACGAAGAGGGAAAGGAACTCATTTCTTGGGTAGAAGTGTGGGACAATAAAAAAATGTACCGTTACCGTCAGGATAAAAGGGGAATAGTCGGAGCAATAAACAAAGTGAAACAGTATTTCGGTATTGAAGGATATACATTAGTGGAAGAACACGATCATGGATTTGCCGAATGTCCGGTTGTATATTATCGGGACAAACACGGTGCTTGCTGGAGCTTTTCACAAGATAATATCGACAAGTACGAACTGGCTATTTCCCATTTGTGTCAAAACAATATGGCATACGCATTTCCGATCATGTTACTTAAAGGAGAAGATGTTGAAATTCAGGGAGATATGTATGGTGCGGTAAAAGCTATCACTATGGGGAAGGATGATGATGCAGGCTTTATGAATCGTCCCGAAGCATCACAATCATTTGAGCTTCAAATTAATACATTACTTAAAATGATTTTCATGGGGAGCTTTGTTGTCATGCCTCCCGAAGTAAAGTCAGGAGATTTGCCGGGTGTTGCTATCAAGCTGATATATTCACCATCCTTGGAAAAAGCCATGATTGACTGCAAGGAATTTGACGAATCAATAGACAAAATGAAACGGTTGTTTCTGCACGGATATGGAACAGAAAAAGGCCAACTTACCAAATTCCTCAATTTGAAAATTTTTTCGTGGGCAGTTCCATACGTCCACCAAAATGCAGCCGAATTGGTATCGAACTTGGTACAATTAGTCAGTGCCGGTATTTTATCGAAAGAAACCGGCTCGGAAGAATCCGGTTATGGGAAAAACAATGAATGGGATCGTATCATGCGTGAATATAAGGAACAGCAACAAGCTGACTTGCTATATCAACTGAAAATCAAGAAAAATGAAAGTAAAGAGGGTAATGCAAAATGAACTGTACCAAAACGCGGAGCGCGAAAGCAATCTCGTACTCCGCGCTCCGAATCCAATGTAACTATACATCGGAAAAAGCCGCCTCTGCCTACATAAAATAGACAGAGGCTTTACTTTTTCAACAACTTGGTTGATAAGCTTGTGTTATAACAAGTCAACTTCTACATTGCAAATGTAATGAATGAGTTGAATATGACACTACTTTCGATACAATTTTTTATTATAAGGCTTTCGAGGATATTTCCGGTTAAGCTTCTTTTGCAAATCATCACTGATACTTTCATTCAGAAGAATTTTAGAATTTAGCACCCGGACTTCTCCAGTAAGTTCCATAATAGTTTTGGCTTGTGTCGCATTTTGTTTTGAAAGCTCAACATTGGCAATAGCCAGTTTGCTGCATTCTGATGTAAGATGATTGAGTTTCTTTGTGCTGATTAATGATATTCCAAACATAATATTCTGATATTTAATCTATTAAATAATTATATTGCTGATACGGGAACAGCAAAGCATTTACAATGGCCGTGATACGGTGGTAATTTGTCCCATTCCACATGAAATCCGACTTCATCGTCACAAATGTTACAAGGATAGGAGCTGCCACGCATGACAAAGAACCCTATGGCTCCACTGGCTTTAGCTTGCAATTCCCAATGCTTCATCCAACCCTCTGCCACAGCATACTCCGTCAAATCTGACAGTGCAGTCCAAGAGCTTACAGTACGTCCTACTCCAAAAGACTCCTGAACACCGATTCTTGAAATAATAGAATAACCCTTTGAAATAGCTCTCTGTATATGCTCATTAAGCAATGGCGTTTTTACCGACTGCCTGATAGATGAAAGTAGTTTGTCTTTGGAAAGGTTCAGTAGTAATCCAGCGGCAATGGCCGTTTCAACCTCCTTTGAAAACCGGTCAACATATTCTCTTGCGCGTTGTGTGAAGGTTTTGCCGTATGATTCTCGCGTTATATATGTTATGATTACATCCTTATTGTCCTCATGTGTCGCTACTGCCAAAGTATAAGTATAGTCTTCAATTATTTCAAGAAGGGATAAAATTATGGCATCCACTTCCTCCTGCAACTGTCTGTTTGCTGCAAAACGGAATAATTCAGGGCTGATCTTGTACCGGTATGAAATATCTATAATTTGTTTTGCCGCCTCGATCATCACAATTTGAAGATTAGTGCGCATGGACAGCTCCGCATCCAGACGTTGACGGAGATATTCTTTGGCCTCTTCAATTTCCTTATCAGTCGGTATCCTCATTTTTACGTTCCTCCTTAATACCTTCCTTGATACTATTCATGCTTCTTTCTTCTTCCAGTATCTTGGCATCATCTTCCGGTGATACCGGTTGCTGCAAGCTTCGTAGCCGTTCGGTAAGATCAGAATAGCTTTTAAAAAATTCTTCCATAAACTTAACATCGGGAGTTGCATTACTGATAAGGAAACATACTTTGATCCATGTTTCTAAATATTCTCGAAGTTCCTTATTGTTGGCTAACTCCCGAATCCGAGAGAACATTCCGTTGTCATCCCGAAAACGCATACTCCAAAAACCTGACACTGCCTTAATGCTGATCCAGTCATGTTCACTACCATTATCTCTCGTAACAATAAAGTTACCTACCTGAATACCGTTTGTTTTTTTCCCCATACATGTCTTTATTTAATTGTTTCTCAATATATTGTTTCCTTTTATAGCGCATTTTTCCAATATCAAAGTTATACCTCCACCATTTTTTCCTTATGCAAAACAGATGTGTCGGAATTGGAATGCCCAAATGCACATATCTATATGCAGCCTTTTCCTTCCAATTTCTACTCATAATCAAACATCTACAATTTCAAATTCATCCGCATGTTTTTCTCCAATCCACAGTCTTTTTTGATTTTCAGTAGCCGTCTCATAAATTCTTCCTCTCTTGGAAAGATTTCTTTTCCTGAAAATAGCTTCTTCTCCTAATTCGTTATACATTTTTATTGAAGGTGATAATCCCTTTGCCCTGCAAAAGAACAGTCCCGTTTCCTTATGTCTAAATTTTACTGCCATTCTTATTCCTCCCACGGATTTTCATCTTCTTCCTCAACGTAAATCCGTTTTAATTTGTCCGATACTTCTTTTAATTCACGCTTCATTTGATTTATATGAAATTCAACTGGCATAGGAATTTCCAATGCTCCCCGCAGGTTATCTATTCTTTCAATAACCTCTGCAAATTCATCCGGTGCGATCATACTATTTGGTTCTTATTTTTAATTGTTTGATAATCTTCTCCACAGCGTCCAATTCAAAAACTGTTGTTCTTTTCTCCATGTGGTACGTCCCTTCCAGTTTCTTCTCCCGGAACAAACGCTGGACTTGATAAATGCTTAATGACAAGCAGGCCGCAAGTCCTTCATGGGTATAGGCATATCGTTTGCCATCTTTGTAAACCGGTTTGGCGATCCTTTGCTTATAGTTGCCCCGTAGGTCTTCCCGTTTCTCATAATAGAGTTTTTCCGTCAAGGCTGTTCCATATAAGCCATATACCTGACCGTTCGGGGTTCTTTTTTTGCGATAACCGGCTTCCGAAAGAATACGTCCGAATACTGTCACATTCTCTTCTTTGGCATTATTGTCCTTACACCATTTGCAGTATTTCCGGTACAGAATGGCCGAAGACATCCATTTGGGTTCAATATCGGCAATTTCCTCATATCGGCACAGATAGTTCATTTGATACATGAACTTCATTACGGTACTACTTTCCGACTGATATTCATCCATGACATTTTCAAGTTCCTTACTGTCCGTCAACTTATAACCATTGGCGATAAAACGGTCACGACCTTCCAATATCCAGTTGAATATAGCCGGGTATTCGGCTTCCAAATCCCGTGACAGTTCTTTTTTCTGCCGGGCTTTGGGTATCTCCACTTCAAAAGGAATAATGCAAATACGCCGTCTCATTCCATAGCTCCAATCTTTCAAATATGGCATTTGGTTGGCATTTGCCATCAACAAGGGAATATTGTAAGCAGTAAAGTTGTCACCATAAATAGGCCGAGCTTCGGTAGGCTCACCACTAATAAGACTTTTCAACGTGTCACTATCCTTACCAAACTCTAACGCTTGTATTTCAGAACAGTAGTTCAACCGCTTGCCATTGATGAAAGCGATATTCTTTTTTCTTTCATTTCCAGTAATCAATGCACCTATACCGAAATTGCTGACATTCTCCCGGCCAAGTATGCCCATGATTGTTTCAAAAACCACACTTTTTCCATTGGAACCGGAGCCACGAAGAACAAGCATTGTTTCCATTTTCGCCACACGCCGGTCAACGAAAATACTTCCAAGAAATTCCTGCAAAACTTTTTGCATGTTTTTGTCCGGCAAAACTTCATCCAAAAACATTCTCCAAAGAAAGACATGTTCTTCCGGCTTGTAGTCATAGGGAACGCATGTGGTCTGTACCCAACGGCGGTTGAAAGAATGCGCACGGCGAGCACTCATATCAAACACGCAATTGTTAAATACCACAATAGCATTATCAGGTTTCAAGGCTTTTCCTGCCACTACACGCTTACAGACTTTCAATACGCCTTCCACACGAGAATAATCGCCATTGGGCATCTTGCATTTACGCATCAAGTCATATATCAGGTTGCCAAAATCATCCCATGCCATCTCTTCATATATCCGGCCACTGAAATAGTAAGGCGTACCATTGAATTTACAAATCGAAGATCGTATAATGGCTGCACGCATTAAGTCCTGCACAGCATCAACACGAGCTGCACTCTTGGACTCTTGTAAGGCGGCATCCAGTTTCTCGCCTTTCATAAGCCCAAAGACTTCATTCAACAACTTCCTATACTTTCCCGACTCCATTCAGTCTTTAAATTTACCAGTCCTTACCTGATTGATACAGTCAGCAATCCATCCAACAAGATACGAGAATGTTTCCTAATTGGCCAAATCCACTTTTGCACCTATATAATCAAATATGTTCATCGCTATATGTGAACTTTCATGAGCGATATTTGCTATAGTAATGGCATTCTTACTCTCGTATCGGACAAGAATACCACCTAAATTTCGCTGCTTATCACGAACACAGTCCACAATGGCATCAGCAGTATCATCCCATTCACTTACACCTTCAAACCTATCTGAAAACGTATCGGTACTGACTGCAACCCACAACTTACGTGGATATATCACTGGATCAAACTCATGTATTTTCATAAAATATCATTATTATACTCAAAAACAAGCCGTTTTTGATAGTTTTATGCCTATTTTCAAGCCATTTCACGCCACAAATATAGTTTATTTTCTACATAATAATCATATAAATACTGTTATTTTCTACCTAAATGTAGAATAAATACGCTATTTTGAAGTCTTTTTTGTCATATTTTTATTGGTTTCATCATTCAATATCAATAATCGCAAAATATTGATAAACAAAGGAAAACGACTCTATTTCAATAGAAAATACAGATGAAACATTCTCTCTGATATGTATGGTTTATGTAGGGTTTTAAAGGCAACTATACATATATAACATATTGAAATACAAATCAATGGAAAAATAGTGCATAGTATGTATAGTTTTTTATGCAAACCATATATTATATATTTTTTTTCCATACGCAATTTACATATAAACTATACATACTATACATTAAATTTCCATTGACCTAATAATGAATGATTTACACATGTATAGTTATGAAGTAAACTATACATATACTATACATTTTCAGAAGTAAAACTATACATCGGACATTCACTTTTGTAATTTATCATTGGAAAAGCCTTAAAAACATCCATTATTGGCTCCAAAAAAGAAAAAAAATAAAAATCTTGACCGGGATTGAAACATGCTTGGTGTCTTGGGTAGCCGGGGGGGGGGTGCCCTCCCTGCTTTCATTATCCAGTTAACCAGCAAAGAAGGAGAAAAGCCGCGTTTTGTCTTGATTCTCTTTATATTATTCCTATAATATTAAATATTATCCGGCTTTTCCGCTTCTTCTGCTTTCCGCTTTGCTCGATCAGCTATAAAAAGGCTGCATCTATAACACTGCAAAGGCAGATAATAATGTACTGTTTCCTCTTCTTCTGTATTTTCGTCCTTCTTCATCTGTTGTAAATCGGCTATTTTCATTAATACATCTGCACGATCTTTCCCCCTCAAATAAGGCAAAGTTTGTTCGAGACCTGACAAAACCGCGTCTTTATCTCGGTATTGTACAACATTCCCGGCTTTTTCTTCCTCTTCTGTTTCTGTGTTTTTCTTTTTCTTCTTGCTTTTGGTGCTATCATTGTCAGGAAGGAAGGCCGTGCGGTTATCTTCAAAAGATCGTATAAGCTTATTAATACCGGGTTTATCCTTTGCAAGTTGGGCGGCTCCGCGTTGCGCTGTTTCTATCTTTGTTGATCGTGGCCTAAATATAGTTGCATATGCTTCGCCACGACTGGCGCCGGATGCTACAAGCATACAAAAGAAAACATCATCCGGGGTTAATTGGTAAATCTGCTGTAAATCTGTCACGCGCTTACTATACACCATATAAAACGATATAAAAGGGTTTATTATATTGGCGTCTTGCGCTCTGTAACTTGCTACAAAGTTAAACAAAGGCTATAAATAAAGCAAATAAGCGTATTTATAGCCTTTATACTTATAAATATTTCCTTACTTCTTAAATACTTTATATTTATCATTATATTATTTATTAATATGTTGATTATCAATATATTATATCAATATTAATAAATGTAAAAACGGAGCATTTCCTTAAAAATAAAAGTACATTTTGTTTTGTATTACAAATATTATTCGTATCTTTGTAATACAGAAAAGGAGATAAAAGACCGGATCACCTTCCACAAATTCCGCTTTTACTTCTTCTTGGTTGAATGTTTAATTTAAAATATAAGATCATGGAAGTATTACTAAACTTACAAAACAAAAATGTAACGTTAAACGCCGTACATGTAGCCCCAGAGGGCACAAACTGCTGTAACCGTTTGAAAGTTCATTTTGATGTGTTTCAAGAAACAGCGAAAAAAGCCGCTATTATAAGACTATCAACGGCAAATAGTTTTGAACTTATTCACTATCAAGATAAACATATAGCGTTATTAATTCCTTTTGATCGCATTCAAAAGATTTCGTATTAATAAAAAACCGGGTCGAGTTTGGCGACTCTTCCCGGCCTCCCTTTAAACTTTGCGTTTATCGGATCACCTTCCACAGTGATAACGCAAAGTTAAGGGAAAAACAAAGATAAACCAAGTTTCACCCTTTAAATTTTGCGTTATGAACACAGATTTATTAATTATCTATATTCGCAATTCTCGCGATATTTACGCGCTTACGGAATGGCTACAAAATACACTTTTGAAAAAAGTTAACCGCGGTTTAACTCCTTCCGTTGAATATCTTGCAAACTGTTCCACTATGAAAAAGATCGTTCGGATGGCTGCAAAAATGCTTTCCGATCAGGATCATAAAACCGCAACCAAGCAAGAAAAAGAACAAGCAGCAAGAGAACATGCGGCCTATATTATCGAATGCGTGGAATATCTTTCTAAATTCTAATAATAACTATTTTTCCGGGGCTGTCATGGCTCCGGGTTACTTCTAACTTTTCATTATTCACCCTTTAAAACTTTGTATTATGACTACTACAAATAGACTTTGTTACACAGTATCAAAAAGATATATTCAAGCCGGGACAACCTTTAAAATCAATGTTAAAATATTACTGGCTGATGATTGCAAAAATAATATATGCGATTGGAGTATAACGGCTGACATTTACGAACAACGCAAAAACGGGCGTTTTGCTTGGTACGCTGGTGGTTGCTGCCATGAAGAAATACTAAAGCGTTTCCCACAGTTTAAAATGTTCGTTAATCTTCATTTGTCTAATCATTACGGCGCGCCAATGTACCCAGTTGAAAACGGGTTTTACCATATTACGAACAGCAGCAAAGAAACCGCTGTTAACTATTTGCGTATCACGGAAATGGAATATAATTTGCTTTATCTGGCAGAAGATAAACAATACTTTAAATACCTCCTTTATATGCTCGGTATCGTTGAACGCTGGAAAAGAGAATCTAACGAGGCTTTAAAAAAGCTGGAAGAGTTAACCGGGCAAACATGGGAAAACCCATATAAGCCGGAAAATGAACGTTTTACTTTGAAATTAACGGACGAAGAACGTACAACTATAACTAACAGAATAAACGAAGGTTATTATCGCCCTGAAGCTGTACAAGCGCGGAAAGACGAAGAAAAGCGCAAAGCATACGAGAAAAAACGCGCTGAAATAATTAACGATTGCAAAAAGAAACAACAAAAGGCCGAAAATGAAAAGCGGGTTATGTTGGCCGTTCTTGATGCTGGGTTATCAGTTAGTAATGTGATATATTACGATCATAGTAACGAGCTTGTTTTTAATTGGAAAGACTACGAAACAAAAATAACGGAGGACGATTTTAATAAATTCGTTTCCAGTGTTAACCGTTCTTTGTTGCCTGCTGGCATAACTTTTAAAATGAAATAGCCATGGCAAAATACACAATAACCAATCAAAAAGAGTTGCGCCGATCTTTTTGGGAGTTCTGCAAAGAGTTCGGAGGCGAATTTGAAAGAGAAGCCAACAAAAAGAAACATTCTTTTAAACTGGATTTTAATATAGCTTTCGGAGAATATAAAGACGGACTTTGTAAAGATGGTATTATATCGCAAAGTTTATACGAACGTGCAACACTTTATTAATAATAAGCTATGTTTTGTTTAATGCTGCTTTTATTCGGTGCCGTGGTGTTTATCTCCGGCACCGATCCCAAAAAATTAAAAGACTTTATAAATAAAGACGATCAATCAGACAGATTTTAAATTTATGGAGAAAAAGATATTATATCATATTGGGTTATACGGATTTAGAAAGCTTATAGTTTATGTAATAAAGGATAACGGGGATCGTACGTCTGTCGTTAGTCTTAATGGAAACGGTTCATTCCCTTTCCACGTTTGGAACTGTAATTTACATAACATAAACGAATAATACAAATAATTCCACCGCGCCGGGCGGTTTCCCGGCATTCCTTTAAACTTTGATATTATGACTACCTATATAATAGAATCCCCAAACGGAGAAACGCACAAATTAGAAGTATTCCGCACCGCAACCGGGTTTAGTGTTTATGTTGATGGCTCAAATATATGTGAGAGCATAACGGAGGAAGATTTTTTGCAAGAGCTTGAAAACCCTACTTTCTAATATGGTAGGAGTGATTATTTGGCTAATAGTAGTTTTATTAATCTGCTTTAGTGTGTTTGGCGGTCTTTGGCTGCTTCCTATTTACTTGCTTTTTTGCCTTGTTTTAGGCTTTTACTTTGGTGTAAAATATCTAACTATTTAATGTTATGAATGAAAAAGATTTTAACGGCCTCATTTTGGCCGAATTGGTTAAAATAGCAAACGACGTTTTTACAAATGAAATAGAAATAGCTCCCGGCACCTATACCGCCGCGGAGCTTGCAAAGCTGAAAGATGCCAACGGTAACAAGATAAATATAAAATATCTTTGCGTTGATGTCAAACTAAATATAACAGATTTTAGGACTGTACAAATAAACAGCTTTAAATGTTCCTTTCCAGTGGATCAGGTTTTTAATCTTGTTTGGCAATTTGAAAAGCTGATAGGCACCAAACAAGCCAATAAAACAAGGTTTACCAAAATAGAAGAGCGCGAAAATCTTGTTTGCTCCTTTGATCTGTGGATTACAAAGGAACATCTAAATATCACTAAATTAGTAACAAAAGATTCTCTAAGACCAGCATTTAATTATATTTATCTTGATCCTTACAAATCGGCTTTAGTCGCTTCTGATGGGCGTACATTAAAAGAATACCCCGTAATTATTGAAACATCCGGGCTTTTGCCTGACAGCCTGAAATTATTTATCAATCCCAAGCATTTAAAAGAAATGGTTGGCCGGTGTTCTGTTTGTGTTTGTAATCAGGAAGGCGGCAATATTACAGAAATAACCAACGATAAGAAACAAACCTTTGTTTGTGATTTTGCCGGATATTTCCCTAATTACCGGCTTGTGTACCCCAATCTTTCAAAAGACGGATTTATAAAGATTCAGAAAAGCGAATTAAAAGCGGTTGCCAGTTTTGTAAAAGAAATAGCCAAACGAAACAAAAAAAGCGGTTTTTCACTTCGCACTATTGCCGGAGAGAATAAAGTTTATTTATCTTATAATGATGCAGACAGTAACGGACACAAAGGACTTTGTGTAACATTGGAAAAAGCCGCTTTAATTGATATAAAGTTAGGTTTCTTTGCATCAAACGTTATCCCATTGCTTCCCGGCTGGACTGGTGGCGTGTGGCTGGTGGCACCTGATCGGGCGGTGGTCTTTGATGATAAGATGGCGCGTATAGGTGTGGTTATGCCTGCGTTTATAAATGATTCTATTTGCCCGAACCTAAAATGTAATATAAAGGCTTTGGATCGCGCCAAAGCTCCGATCATCACGGAAAAAGAACCGGTAAGAGAGCCGGAAAAACATTTACCGGCCTTATATGTGGATGCACAAACGAAAACACCGGCGTTTGTCTTTGCTTTGGTAGCTCTGATAGATTTTATTTCCCGTTGGTTTTATCAGGATCAAATAAACAAAGCATTACAGAGGCTAACAATGTTAACCGAACTATCCGGCATTTCTTTGCCTGAACTATTGACCGAACCAGTAAGCGAAGAAACAAACGCAAATGTACCCGAACCAATAACAGAGGATGAACCAGTACGCGCATACACACCCGAACTATTGTATATTGATCGGCCCTTGGTTTTCCCAGTGCCTATCTTCATACATAAACATGAACGAATTATCAGCCGAACCGTTGTGCCCGAACTATTGAATCACCAATGTATAGCGTTACTATTTGTTTCCATGATGTTGCCCGAACTATTACGGCGATATGTTTGGGGAACAATCCGACCAAAGGCAAATGCAGATGAACTATTTTGGGGAGATTTCAGACGTTTTCACACCAAAGGTAATCATCGAATCAGAGACGGAACAAAAGAGGCAAACAAACCTAAATTACAGCCATTTCAAACGAATTATTACATATATCAATGAATCATTATGGAAGAGAATAAACAAGCCAAAAGAAGTTATCGCCGAAACAAACCGGTTACGAAAAGTAAGGTCTATGCTATTAGACTGGATATTGATTTGGTTGATTTTGTCAGAGAGCAACCGAACATGAGTAAATTTATTAATGAACTGATCCGAAAGGAGAAGGAAAATACCCTAAAGTATGAATGAAAAATCAAAAGCTTTTGAACTGATAGAATTTGTTTGGAACAATGAAAAGACTGATTCTTATTTACGAGTCAACATAGCCATGTATGAAGCAGTTAAGTTGGCTATAATATCTCAAATGAAATTCAATAAAGAGGATTTTCAGAATATATTTTCAAAATTCAGCGGTGGTTACTGGTTTGGAGTCAACGCCAACGGTAAGGGCTATGGTGAAAATTTCTATCGGGAAGCTGTTACTTCGGGAAATATTTCAGCCTGCCAAAGCTATGAAGCATTCTGCAATATTAAACCCTTCATAGACTCCAAAGGCAGAAGGTTATACAAAGGGGCAATGTACCGGGATAATGAAAAACGTTATAGGGTGACAGGATTTGATTTCAGCACTAAAAAAGTTTATTTAGTAGGTTATGCCATAAGTGATTGGGAAGAAAAAGGCAAAAAGACTCTTTTCAACTTTACCAACAACGAATGGAACGAATTTAGAAAACAAATAAAGCAATTTTAGCATAATTATGAATCAAAAAGCAAAAGATTATATCAGACGTAACACTTTGGATTTGGAAAGTGACAACCGGATGGATTCTACCGGCTATGTGCAATATGCCATATCAGAAGCAAAAGCCTATGCAGCAATAGCGATAGCCGAAGAAGGAATGAGACAAAAAGCCATTGAAGCATTCAAATTTGCCGTTGATGGTTATTTTATAATTGGCGGTACCGATTATTCAGCCAGTAGATTAAATGAATTTATTAAAAAACTTGACTCTTAATATTTATGAGAATAATAAAATTCAGAGGCAAAAGCCTTAATACAAAGATGTGGGTATATGGTGATCTGAACCATAGAGGTAAAAGAACATTCATAGAGTATGAGGTTGATTGCAAAACAATCGGCCAATTTATAGGCAAAACAGATAAAGAAGGTACAGAAATTTACGAACATGACATTATTAGTGTTAATGGTAAATATCCCAAATTGGTTAAATACATAGATGAATATGCCTGCTTTTGCCTTGCCAATATCAGCGACTTAAATAAAGAATGGATGAACCCATGGCAACAAATTTCACCTGATTGGTGGAATGATTTCAAACGGGAAATTCGAGTCATAGGAAATGCTTTTGATAATCCTGAATTGATGAAAGAAGGAGCCAACCATGAATATGCCATATAGAACCAGTCGTGACTATCAGCTTCTTAAAAAGCTACTGGATGAAGGAAAAGAGATCGTATGTTTTACAGACTTTCCGATAGATAACCGGATTTTCCGCGATGTTTGTAAAGCAAGAAAAATAGGAGAAGGCCGATACTCTGTTACTTGCCGTGGTTGTGAATATGCTTCATTTTGGGAAAATCACAATTACAAATGGACGTTTGAAGATGAAATGCGGATGGCTAATATAGAATTTATTGAACCAAATATTTAATTGAT